ACTTGCTTATGCGCTTGGTGCATTTTTGGGCGACGGGTGCTCTACTCTTACTGGTTTACAAATTTCCAGTAAAAATGACCTAATACCATCTAAAATTGCCAAAATGTTTAATACGACTTTCACAAAACTAAAGGGCAACTACACATATATCATCCGTGCCCCTAAACGAGGGGTTAAACATCATTTTTCAGATTTTTACGAAAACAATATTCGTGGCAGAAAAGCTCATGAGAAGTTATGTGATATCAATGAAATAAAAACATGGGATCGTGAATCCCTTCTGGCTTTTGTCGCTGGGTTAATTGATACAGACGGGTCTGTATTTATTCCGCAGAAAAAAGACACCCAAGTATTCATATCATTTGGTATGCAAGCTCTTCCTGTTGTTGAAGCGTTTAGATATGCAGTAAATGCCCTTTGGCAGGTAGATTTGAAAATGCGAGTTTCTAAAAGTAATCATTATGTGAATGGCCCCTTTTACTATGTTGTCCTTAACAGCATATACCATTGCAAGAGAATACTGAAAGAGCTTGACCCGCATATAGTTACGCCAAGTAAAAAATACAAACCCGAATACGATTTGCTAAAACCACGTAACTTCAATCCCGCCGGTTTTGGCGTTCGGACCCGACCTGCCGGAAAACACCAGTGTTGGGATATTACCGTAGACTCTGCTACAAGTCTTTATTGCCTTCAAAACGGCATGGTTACTCATAATACAATTTCGGCTGCTATCATAGAATTCCTTATGATGGTGCATTTTGGGCGTGATATTGTGCATATTGCGGCTGAGGTTCAGCAGTCCAGTGCCTGTATTGACTACCTTGATAGGTTTTTAAATATACCTCTTGTCCAGTCCTACATGAACTCTGACAACCGTCGCCAAAAGATACTTAAGGGGATGCCTACCAACCCAAACAAAGTTGTAGGATACTCTAAATTACGTGTTGTAACTGCTACTAAAAAAGGTGCCAACTCTTCTCGTGCTTCTGTTCTGGTATTTGACGAAGTTGATATGATTGAGCGTGAAATATTATCTGAAGCAGCCATGATTGCCGACCCCGACAGAACAGGCAAACCTCCTATTTTTATTTATCTTTCCTCACGTAAAAGTGCTGTTGGCCCTATACAAGAAAAAATAGACCAAGCAGAGATGCCAGGTAGCCGCATCAAGCTGCACAAATGGAATGTCATTGAGTGGATGAAACCTTGTCCACCCGAAGTGCATAAGCCCAACAAGCCAGTCACTCTACACCTGCACCCTGAGACGTTGCAGGTTCTTACCCAAGAGAAGTTTGATAGGTTGCGTGCTCAAGAGCAAGATGTTTACGATGCCATTCCTGCTTTTGAAGGCTGTGTTACTTGCCCCGTGTTTACTGTGTGCAGAACTGACGCCATTAAACAAAAGAGTGCTACGCCTCGATTAAGGGACAAAGAATTCTATGCTGACTTGATGGTTCAGGTAAATGCACCAGAAACAATTATTGCCCAGATTATTAATTTGAAACCTGAAAGCAGCGGTATCGTATTTAACCGCTTTGATAAGGCAGTTCACTTGGGTGACTACTCGGCTTGCTGGAAATTTGCTTTCAACGACACTGTAGACAACCGCACTGTTACCAAGAAAGAATTTGTGTCTCGCCTGCGCACTGCTGGCTGGCGTTTACATTGTGGTGTTGACTTTGGTTACATCGACCCAGCAGTTGGTATGCTTGTTGCATATCATAAGCCTACTGGTAAGTTGCTTGTTTTACACACAGAATATGAAACTGGTATCTCAACACCCGACTGGCTCATGCACATTAAAAAAGAAATCTACGAGCCATATGGCTTTGATATGTTGTGCCCTGATATTGGTGAGCGTGACTCACCAGCCATTGCTGCACAACTTGGCATGCCTTCTTTAAACGACAAACCGAGACGCATTGAAACTGGGGTGTCTTGGATACGCAGCCGTTTGTGGAATGTGGCCACGCAATCTTCATTATTTATGATACTTGACGACCCAATGTGCAAAGGCCAATCCTTCCTGGTTAAGTCTATGGAACAGTGGCAATATATGAAGACCAGTTTAGGGTATGACTTTAGCAAGTTTATGGACGACGACAATACTCACGCGATTGATAGCTGTCGGTACGCAACGGCCCCTTTCATATCTTCGCAACAAGCCATTGTTTCTGCCTCACAAGGTCAGTATGCTGAGAAGGATAAAACCTACTTAGATATCAAGGCAGAGATTGATGCCCACTATTTAGACAAATATGGCATAGACTTAAATGGCAAGGAAAAGGAAGATAAGATGATTAATACTGGCAACATCATAATTTCCTTTTAAACTTGAAAATTCAGTCCCCATCGCTATAATTAGCACTTGTTAGGGTCCTTTCACCTTTTTCTTGGGGCGGCTTGCTGTGTCATACTTTAATTTTTACATTGGCAGACTATCTTATCTTGACAGTTCACCAACTCAAAATCCTAAATACCAGCACTTTAACTATGTTACTAAGGCTGAAGGCATTCAAGCAGAATTCCCTATATCAGTATCCTTGTCCATACCACCTGGCGGCAGCCATCAACTTGCTTCTACTCTGAGAACTCTTGCCCCTAACTTATCAACATCTGAATTCAACGTGTCCTTCCCTCTGACACCAGACCGTGCCCGTATCCGCTGGACCGAGACTGGCACTGCGCCTAACTTCCGAACCCTTCGTCCAATTAACTACGGCACAGTTCCAGCTACTACTACCTACGCAGTGACCTCTGCATCTGCTACCAGCAAGGTTATTACCCTTACTGGTGCTGGGGTTGACCTGTCTTCCGCTGTTCACGGTGACATAGTTTACTTGCAAGCAAGCGACAACAGCTTCACTTCACCTCTGAATGCATCTTCCCCGCTTGCAAGCTACACTGTATTAAGCAGCACTGTTAACAGCATAACAGTTCGTGACATCAACAACTACCTTGTTGAAGAAACCAGCATAGTATTAGGTGCTGACTACGACTCAGTTATCCGTGTTTTCTCTGCTACTGGTGTGTTAATTGGCGACCGTGTGTCGTTTAACCAAGCATCGAGCTTCTCAATCGACAATAAAACTGGCACATATCAAGTAGTTGATGTTACTGACCGTGACTTAGTTGTTATTAACCCTAATGCTATACCAGAAACTGTAGTATCAGGGGTCGCTGCACCATTCTCTATCTACAACTACCTGATAAAATTTGCTGCTATTGAGGCAAATACCGACTTTTCTCTTACTATAAATGGCGGAACTGCCATCAAAGTTACACAAATTCAGCCTTATTTGGCTATTTTTGCTGGTTCTACTGAGGCATATTCGCTGTCAGTGACCAATAACAGTGCTACTGAGGCTTTAACCTTGTCTTTCCAAGCAGTTGGAAACTAAAAAGGGAAATTTTATGGGTTTTTTCGACCGATTTACCAAAAAACAAGACAACACTGCCGCCAGTATTGGCAAAATGATTGACGACTTGGAAAAATCAGTCAAAGCAACGCCTAATACTGACTTTTTACAAGGCCAAGTTGACCAAAACAAGGTAGTTTTTAGCCTCGATAAGACCAGACCTAAGTCTGACAGCCTTCAATACAAGACTGGTCGCCTTTTAGACAGTGAACTACGTGATATTAGCCAATATGATGCTATTATTAGCCTCATTGTCAACACAAGAGCCAACCAAGCCATGTCTTTTGGCTACAAAAGCGGTGGCAAGTATGAAAGAGGCTTCATTCTCAAGGAAATTAAATCTGTTCAGAACCATGCTGAGCTTACACCCGAGCAAAAAAACATTGAAATTGAACACCGTAGCCGTTTGGCTCACGATATCACCTCATTTGTTGAGCGCTGCGGCACTACCAATGAGCATGTAGTTGAATATGCTTTCAAGGGCAGTGATAGCTATTTCAAGGACTGCTCGCTACCTGAGTTCTTAGCAGCTCAAGCCTTAAATTTACTGATATTTGGTCGCTGTGCCACACAAATCTTCCGCAACAAGGATGGCGTGCCTATCATGTTCCGTCCTATCCCAGTAGAAAACTTGCACAAAGTTGTAGACCAGGAAATTCCTTCCTTGTCTGACAACAAGGACACCCACGAGCAGTCCAAAAAAGACCTCGAAGACTACAAAAAACTAAACCCTGGCAGCAGACCCGCTGCTTATGTGCTGCGTATCAACAACGACAACGTTGCCTTCTTCACTGCTGACGACATCATGGTTACTTTCTTGCGTAAACAAGCACTCGAAAGACTTGACGGCTACCCACTGGCACCCATCGAGCAAGCCTACTACACAGTGTCCATGCATTTCTATGCTCAACAATACTTGCAAAATGCCTTTACCAAAGGTCTTGCGTCTAAGGGTATCATTAATCTGAAAACAGAAAACGGTGGTGTCCTCACCCCAGAGCAAACTGAACACTTCCGTAAGCTGTTTACAAACTATGTAGCCCGCAATGACAACAGTGCAACTATCCCAGTTATCGCCGGTCCTATCGACGTTCAGTTTACAGAACTCAATGCTACGGCCAAAGACCTTGAATTTGTTAGACTATATGACAAAGTTATCATGATACTTTGTGCCTGCTTTCAAATCTCACCCCAAGAAATTGGCTTTGGCAACCTTGATTCCGCAGGCTCAAGCCTTGGCGAAACTTCTGTTCAAGACCAAATTGTGCAAGGTGAAGAACGTGGCTTACGCCAGCTTGTTGATGTGCTGTTTGGCCTTGTAGATAAAATTGTTGCAGAGCGTTACCCAGAAGCTAAACAAATTTTCAGGTTTCATGCTATTGGCCTTGGCCAAAATACTAAACAAGCAGACCTTGCCCTCTACCGCGAAGAGTTGCAAACATCTGGGACATTTGGT